ACTCACATTAAATAATGGAAACTCTTCTTTGTACTTTTCTATAGTCTTTTCAAATGATAATTTAATGTCTGAATAAAGGCCATCATTATTTTTTATCCATGCATCATCCATCAACACACGATCTGTTTTAACCACTTTACCACTATCTTGTGTGGCATATCCTGATGGTTTATAATCAAACTGTCTATTAGTTAATTTCCAACATAATTTATCATCAACGATACCTTTATAATATTGTATGTAATCTGTTACTTTGTGATCTTTTTTCATTAGTATGTCATTCCTGCTTCAAATTTCTTCCATTCTATAGAATTTTTAATATCCCAACCACGATTATCAACTGATTTAATAACACCTTTAATATAATCTACAACAGTTTCTAAGTAACCAATTTTATTTTCTGCATCTATTACTTCATCATCAGATGTAATATAAACGCTTAAATCTGTCTTTAATACTTTAAGATCAAATGGCTTACTAATATAGATTTTTGCATCAGACTTACCACCATAGTATTCCCATTTTTCTCGATACAATCGTTTATAGTCTCCTTTTGCTTTAAACAAAAGAAGTTCGTACCTAGTTTTATAGTCCAAGTACTTTGCTTTAATTTCTTGATTTTTTAGGGATTCTGTATCTAAGTGTTCATTATCAACTTTCAAGTCTTGTTGGACTTGAATTTTTAATTCATCAAGTGTCATTATCACTCCATTATAATGTATGCATCTCGTATAATTTATATTTAAAAGTTATATTTGCTGTTATGTATTCAACATCAGAGGTATTTTGATTGTATTCTAATGCTGATAAGGATGTTGGAAACATATCAGCATAACGAACTTCTACTATTGGATTATTTTTATTTGATAGAATAGTAAGTGTTGCGTCTGAATAAAACGCATTATCATCTGTAGCACTACCAACAACACCGATATCAGTATTCCCACCAGCTGATGAATTAGGTGTATTTGAACCAGTGTTTCTAAACGCAGTAAATTGTGATCTACTTTTTGGAAAACCAATACCTGTCATCCAATTATGAATTGTAATATAGTTTTCTAGATATTCATCTACTATAAAAGAAATTGTAAGGTCTTCATATGTAAGTCTGTCACCTATAATTGGTATATTCTTAAACGGTGTTGGTTGTTCATAGTTATTAAGTGATATGCCAGGCACAGCCGCAGAGGTAGTAAAGAACTCGACTTTGGGAAGTTGGTGTATAGTAAACTTAAACTGAGTTGGACTCGAATAGTCTAACTTAGTTGGTTGTCTAGAGAGAGGTGAAGTTGCTGTTACCATACTACTATTTATAACAAAAAAAAGAGGGGAATAAATCCCCTCTTTAAGTTTTTGTTTTTAGTTGGATAGTTCCAACCAATCCTATTACATAAGGTTAGAAACTTTAACTTTTCTGTAATATTTGTTGGTAGCAGAACTGATGGAGATTGCTCCGTCAGCAGCAGCCGCAACTGTTCCTGTGTGGAATGGGTTAGCAGCAATACCGTAACGAGTTTTAAACCCGATTTTTGGTTGGAAAGTATTTTCACCAACCGCACGAACCATTTGTAGAGGAACGTATGGACAGTAGAACATACCAGCATCGTAAGGTGAAGTACCTTTATATCCAACAACGTAGTACTGAGCAGCAGATACGTTTGCAGCATATGGATCAATATACACTTTATAACGACCATTCATAGTACCAGCGAATGTAGTTGAAGTATCATCAACATTCAAGTTGTTATTAAGAGCAGGAGTGTAATCAAGAACACCAGCCATTTGTAATGCAGACGCAACGTCAGCAGAACAAAGGATCATGTTACCTTTACCCCTACGAGTTTGTTGACCGATAGCATTTGCATCTCTTTCGATTGCAAACATTAGACCTTTAAACTTCTCAACTGACCAACGACCATTTGAGTCTGTGTCAAGATCAAAAATACCAGCAGTTGTAGTATTTGAAGAGGCACCTTTAACAGCTGAAACGTAGATGTTACGAACAACTTCACGGTTAATTTCTGCAAGAATTTCAGTTGACAAGATGTTTGCCAATTCTGTTTCTGCGTCCAATCCGTGGATTGCTTTAAGGTCTTGAGCAAGTTCCATAGTGTACTCAGCTTTAAGAGCACGAGTAACTGCTGTTACTGTGTGCTTCTCGATTGAGAACGCCATTTCTGCGAAAGCATTAGTTGTAGTATCACCTAAAGCTTCACCTTGAACTGTAGTCATACCTGTTGCACTTGTATAAGCACCAGCAGGGCTGTCATTAAGAACAGATGGGTTAGTTCCAGCGATGTCTCCACCACCAGTATCACTACCAGCATCTTGGTTAGACAACATTGATGGTTCGTCAGCAAGAGCTTCTGCACCGTCCATTGATAGTCCACGAGCACGCATAGCAAAGATAAGTCCTGTTGGGCCTGTCATTGGCTGTACGCCACAGATGTCATATGCAATAAGGTTAGGCATAGAACGTCTTACTAATGAGATCAATATCGGATCCCATGTGTCTAATGCGCCGTTCCCACCAACGAATGAAGTTGGAGTTCCCTCTGTCATAAATTGTCTGTCTTCTCTTAGAGCCTTTTCTTGGTTCTCAAGGATGATTGTTGTGACTGCCCGCTTGTAGCTATCTTTGATCTCTGGAAGATCAGGATGCTGAAGGACTGGCGACCACTTTTCTTGTAGATGTTCTGTTTGAAACATTTTGTTTCTCCTTTTATTTTCTACTATTTATAAAATTGTTTATTTTGCACTATTGACAGTTCGACCAATCGCAGACATATATGCTGCCATTGAACCTGACGAATCAACGTCCTGTGCTTGGCCAGTTTGTACATCATCAATTGCTTCAGTCACAACTGGAGCAGATTTAGGGAAATAACTTTCCTTCAATGTGCTTAGTTTTTCACGATAAGATGCTTCATTAGAATAATCTACATCTTCGATAAGTGACTTAAACTTTTCAATTTCTGTCTCGGCTAGATCAGAAGAAACTTCTGACATTACCTGTTCCTTAACTAATTCGGCATTATTAGATTTTAGAGTAATGGAAGCTTCCATCATTTCATTAATCTTACCTTCTAGTTCTGAAATCTTTTCAGATTGTGCTTCAAGTACATCGTACTTTTCGTCTGGAACATCAACATAATGATCTTCGAACAATTGTTTTAGACCTGAGATGAAATCTTCTGCGATTTCGCCTTTAAGTCCTCTTTCAACTGCCAGTTCATTTTCCTTCATCCATTCTTCAACAACATAGTTAAGATAAGTATCAACTTTTTCAGTCAACTCGTCTTTTGTTGCGTTTATATCTTCTTCCAGTTCTGTTTTGTATTCCTCTTCCATACGTTCTACTTCTGAACGTACTTTAGATTTTACTGCAGCTTCGAATACAGTAGCTGCTTTCGTTTTAAACTCTTCAGAAAGGTCACCCTCTCCATTTAATAAAGCTTCAACGTGTTCTGCAACATCAATGGATTTTAAACGAGCTTCAACAGCTTCAGATTTTGCTTTATCTTCTTCTGATTCTTCTTCGTCTGGGGCGTCCATTGCCATTCTGATATTACCGTAAGCGGCTTTAAGCTCTCCAGCTTTCATGCCTTTCATCTTTTCATACATTGCATTAATCATTGCATCTTTAGTTTTGGGCATTTCTTCAACTGGTGCTTCGTCTTCATCAGACTCGTCGCCATTTGCGTCTTCTTTAATCTTAGCCATTTTATCTGGCTTTCCTTCACCTTTTTGTGCAACATCACCGCCAATTTCTTTCGCTTTAGAAGCGACTTTCTTTGCTGGTGAGTCTTTTTGCTCAGGATCTACGACAGCCTTACCTGTATCTTCGTAGTCGGATTTTGAGGTGTCAATCTTGTCTGCTGGCGCAGCTGACTTCTTAGGAGCGTCCTGTCCATTGGCTTCTTCTAGTTCACCAAGTACTTCTGCTTCTAATTCCTCAATGGTTTTATCTAATTCATTTGCCATGGGGATTACTCCTTTTCGTAGTATTACATTTATTTATAAATTTATAACTTTTGAAGAAACTTTGCAAACTCTAAAGCGTTGGCTTTGGAATTATCTTGCTTTGCGTTTTCTTCTATGTTATCTCTCATTTGTGCAATCTCAGCTTCTTTAATTAAACCGTTGTTCCAGATCCATTCTTTACCTTCCATAATACCTTCTACGAAAGCATTAGGTGCTGAAGGATCTGCAACAATGTCTGCTGCTGTTGCCAAATAAAAGTCGTTTCTCACATAGTTTGCACCGTTTTTAGAGTCCAAACTCCCCATACCTCTTGATGAAACACCCAGCTTAGCGCCTTCGTCCATAAGATTTTTTACAATTTCTCCCATTGGTGTACCAAGAATTTTTGCTTCACCAATGTAGTTCTTTCCATCAGGATATAGTGCAGTAATCATATGAGATGCTCTCTCAAGATTAACAGTTGGCCCGTCTGGGTGTCCCAGTTCTCCAAATGCACGTTTCTCGTTGATGTATTCTTTATTATATCGTTTAACTTCTTTACTCAGAATTTCCATAGGATAGATACGACCATTACGGTTTTTGATATCTGCTTGCATAAAGATACCTTTGATCTTATACTCTTTTTTACCATCTTTTTCTTCGATCAAGTAATCAGTATCTTGCTCTATATGTTCTGATATTAGTTTTAATGTATATCCCATAATTCTATCCTCTATGCAGTATAGTTTTCATCTTTTTTAAACTCAATCAATACAAAACCAGATGTACCAAGACAAGCCATTTCCATATCTCCAGAATCAGCATCAGTATTTGTTGCAGCAGATTTAATCAATCCAGCAGAACCATCATAATGTCCACTTCCGGCAAGGTCAATTAATGTTATATCTGAATCACCCTGTTCAATAATTTGAACATGACCAGTAGCATCATCAGCAGATCCTTGTACTAAACCCCACCAAATTCTACTGATGTGCAATTTAGCTCCGTTAGCATGACCATCTAGTGCAGATGCATCTAAAATAGCATTGGTTGCGGTTGTATCATCGGATATATTTACTAATATAGTAACTTTACCACCATTACCAGCAGTTCCAACTATGGTATCCCTCAATGTTCTTGTTGTAAAAGCCATTATTTAACTCCTTAAAATGATAACATTTCTTTTTCAAAATATCCCATAAGTTCCTTTTCTGGGACTTTATATTTCTTAGATATTTCTTTAATTGTTTTTTCAAAAGTATTTAGGAAATCAGAAGGTTTAGCGTCCATTTTTGCAAATATTTCATCTACAGCGCTCTTCATCTTGGGAGAAAGTTTCTTATAAGACTTAGACCTTTTATGTTCGTCTTTTTCTTGAAAAGGTTTATATAACTGTGTTAAAGTTTTTTTGTCTTCATTCCTTCTTACTATATTCTTATTTGTGTTTGCTTTACTCAAACTTTTTTTGATTTTAGACGCAGTAGAACGTACTTTATCAACAACAGTTGATGCTGTGCTTCCTATACTTGAAGGATTAATTTTAGACAGTCCTTTTGCCACTGTTGCAATACCAGCTACAGCTGCAGGAGCAAATTGTACATATTCTTCTACTTCTCTAAACTCTTTAAAAGTTCTCATTAGCTCTCTTCTTTTTCCTCTATGTCTGGTATATGTTGTTTAATCATACTACCAGCTACTTCTTTTCTTTTTGTTTCTAATGCATCACCAATTCTATGTGACATTGCTGTTTTAAAAGCATCTTCTGCCCCTAGATTATCTTTGTTAGTTAATGCGTTTACAAATTCTTCTGCACTCATTGTTTAGCTCCATTTTTTTCTGGTGGTTCATAGTCGTCATCATATTTTTCAATATCATCTGCTGGGATTACATTACCATCTTGAGATGGGTATCTTGTAATACCATCAGAACCATCTGGAATATCAACTCCACCGTCTTCTGGATCAAGTCCAGCTTCTCTATTCATTTGTTTTTGCATATCTTCAATTTCACCATCATTGAGATTTAGTACATTTTTCTGTACCCATTCTTTACTAAAGAATGTGCCAATATATGATTCAATACTTCCTAATGC